ATCTTGATCGGGTAGTCTCCACGCCAGCAATAGTTGGCTTCGTATACTACTGACTCTCCTTTCTTAATCTCCTTGGTTTCGATCGGAATAGGCTCACTGATACTAATTGGGTCGTACGGATATAGAAGCCAAAAAGCAGTAACGCCCATGGCTATTTGAGCTGATAAAATCACTAAGACCGAAAACCTGTAAATCCATTTGTTATCCATTGAATACTATATTAACTAAATATGTTGCGAAAGTCATCAAGATAAGTCCTACCATACCATAGACAATCCTTTCAATATTTTTATATCTATCTAAGGGTACAAACCTTTGCGCCATTTGTTCAAACTGTAGCTCTTTTGATATAGCCTTAAAGTCATCAGATAAAGTATCGACCTTGTTAGTTAAATACTGTAGCTGTTGCAGTATTAGCTTATCCGCTGATTCAAGTGCATTTAATCTTTTTTCTTGTTCATCTAACATTGTTTACGTTTAAATTTGATAATCTACTAACCAGTCATCACCTGGAAAATCTTTAGCCAGTTTCACTCCTGTACTTACTAATTTGATTTTTTCTTCTTTCGTTAACTCGCCTATCTGTTGCTTTTTAGCCTCACTTAATAGAGCCGCATTTTGAGCTTCAAGTGCATCAGCCTCAGCTCTGTACTTGTGAATCTTTACAGTATTCCTCTGTATAAGATCAGCAGCTCCTACTGCCCCACCTTGATCTTGTACTGCCACGATTTTACTGTTGATTGTCTGTATATCCATATTATGCAATTAAATTATTTATATTGTTACTAGTACCGCCCTATTCATAGATGCACTTGCAGGATTCCCCGCTGAGCTTGTTTGAATATTCCATCTTGCCCCCACCGATAATGCAAAGGTAGATGTAAACGAAGCTGCGCTCCATGAACCATGTCTACCCCACCTATAATACACTGAATTAGCAGGACCATCACATAACATCTCTAAGTCACCTGCCGTGGTCACCGCTTGCCCTGTATCCGTTGTACCTCCTAGATTCCAGTTACCCGAAGTATTACGCAAACTTGCATACCTATTACTTGTGCTCACTGCTCCAATCAATTCTAGTTCGTTATTCGCATTTATTACTCCGCTGAGGTTTTCAAGTACTAGCAGCACTGTATCCGCTGTATGATCACCTGCGGCTGCTCTAGCTCTATTTGAGCCTGTTGTTGGTGATGTACCTGTTACGAGTCCGCTTGACTCCGCCCAGTCACCTGAACCTGAATTTGACTCTGTCCAGTCCCCATCATCTGGCACTTGTTCTGCAAAACCTAAAACTGAAGCTGTTACTAAACTATCCCCATTGGGTAGATTAATTGGTAGTACATGTAAATTGCTATAACTATCAGCCCTAACCATAAAATATTCTGGTGTAGCAGGGAAACCTGTAATGATAATATCATTATTGCCTAGATCAGCTCCTGCTGCCGTTCTGACTGCATCTATTCCAGCAACTCCTGTAGAAGCCGTACTCCAAATATTACTATTCCCAAGGTCATTTACTAATGGTGTTTGCCTTGCAATTCCCCCTGTAATTGTTGTTCCTCTATAACTCATAATACAATCCAATTAGCTAAATTTCTATCTGCATAAATTAGTATACCTTGTCCATCCTCATCCATCACATAACTACTTGCTGTCTCAATAGTATCAGACCCATCAGGATTGATCGTTATATTATTAGTTCCTGCATTGATATCATCATCTTTGATGTACCACATGTATTCGTCCGTTGTGCTGTCTATTGCAGGCAAATTGACTGTACAGATCCCCGTATTTGTATACTGTACAGATACAATCATTTTAGTAGTTGTCTTTATATTGAACGAAGATGTGTTCACAATATCCAAGCCTGCACGCTGATTATTCATTTGGACAACATTTGCATCATTTATATTACTCTCATCCATGTCTATATCACCCTCCATGATTCCACCTGCCAACGGCAGCGCATCATCTACTCCACTAGACAACTCATCAATAGCCTCTTGGACATCATCCGCTGTTAACCCTGAAACTGTATTGTCATAACTAATAGCCTCAGCCCCTACTTTTAACAAGTTTATGGTATTACTTGGATAGGATGTAATCTTATTCAATATTTCATCAGCACTTGGAGCGTCTACGTTCCAATTTCTAACTGATGCAGCGTCCCAAGTTACCCCACCGCTTGTATTTAAGGTTAAATCTCTAATAGTCTTTGTTGTTGTTGAACTTCTAGCTTCTAATACGTTTAATGAATTGATGGTAGAGTTTTGGACACTTGTTAAATATCCTATTTCTAAATCTCCCGTACTTGCAAGATTTGACTGAGTAAGTGCTGCTAAAGCTAATCTATTCTTAAAATTACCACCTGAAAATATGGTAGCTCTGTACATCGCAAATACAGGGAGTGAGGCACAACTTGTACCTAAATTAGTTCCATCTGCGATAGTTAGATTCCCATTGTGGATAAGACCAGATAGCGTCACATATAATACTGATACTGCGCTACCACCAGATTTTAAGTAAACCTCAATGTCACCTGTTGTCCCTGATGCGATACTGTTGACGTTTTTATCAATATCTAATCGTGGAGCGCTACTTGAACCAAATCTTTCACCTGCATCAATTTCCCAATCTGTAGTACCTGTATGTTGGGCATTTTGGAGTCTTACTCGCCAGATACCCATAGGAAAAACAACATCCTCTGTATAATCCGCACTATCTAAAAAAATAATAGTTTTACCAAGTTCATACTCTGCTTGTGTCGTTGGTACACCGAAATGATCTATTGCATCTTGATAGGTTGCATAAGGCGCTTCATATGCTCCAGTACGAGTCTTAGTAACAACTGTAGTAGAATCCACGTACACCTGCTCCGCTAGCACGATCCCTGAAGGGGACGGTATTCTCGTTATATTCATTTTATTGGTGTTAAGGAATAAGATTGTATGTGTCGATCAATCCATGCTTGCCTAGCCTTTTCTGGGCCAGTAATCATGTAGAGTTTCCCTTGCTTTACGTCTTCCATCTCAATTACTTCGAATGGTCCATCGATAGGAATCTCTATAAATGAGACTCTAGCTTTAGGATTGCGATATTTTTTAATTACCTCTTTAGGCAACTGTTGTTTCCGAACCATATAAAGTAAAGGTTAAAGCATTGTTTGTATCTGTTCTAACAGCGAAATTCCCATCAGAATCATTCATCCCTCCTGACAACTCAATCACGTCACTAGTGTTTGCAGGGATTGTTACGTCATAAAATAAAGCAGTAGACTGATCATAGGTAGTACCATCATCATCATGAAAGATTCGATACGAAGCAGAACTGCCTGTTGTATTAGCAATTACTATAGTTTTTAAAACTGCGTTGATACCAGACGCAGGACTATAGATACTAACCGCCGTAGTATTTGCTGGTCTAGCTTGACCTAATTGTTGTACTTGAAAAACTGCCATAATTAAGAGTTAAAGTAAGCTACATGTTTAAGTAGTTCTACTGTTGAATTAAATTGATTATCTTGCCAATTAACAGACGTACCAGCTACAAGAGCTGTATCATCAAAAGCATAAGCACCGATATTAGCTTTTACGTCATTATTAACATTTGTCTTGTTGAAAGTAATAGAAGTATCATCTGAGTAATAAGCCGTACCTTGGTCAGCAGTTCCAAACACATAATCGAAGTCACTAACTGTGAACGTTGTACTTCCTGTGATAAATGAACTATCTGGGAACCCACCATTAAAGTAGATAAATGAAGTGTCTGTGTCAGGTGTCGCATCATTACCATCTGCTATCACGTCTGCTTGCAAGTTAATACGACCTCCATTCGATACAAAGAAAGTAAACGGTCCAAAACTAGCACCTGCTTTATGCGTTAGATTACACTCTGCTGTTGTAAGACATTGAGCACCAGCGCTGATTGTTACGAATCTGTCAAAACTTGTAGCTACAATTTCATCATCAATTGTACAGTTAGTACCCCTACCAAGAACTATTGGGAAGTTTGTACCGCTCCAGCCTTCATAAGTTGTATTATAACTACCGTTATCAGTGAAATCTATATCGCTATCACCTCCATCTAGTACAAGATAAGAACCCAAATAACTATCTATACCTGTTACTTCTAGTTTAGTTCTCTCGGTTCTAATATTGTAAAAACTGTTTGCAATTCGTAAGCCCTCCACAACGACGAAAGCGGCATTATTTCTGTGGTCAATACCTGTACTAATGGCTGGATTATCTAGTAACCCTTCTATAACAGTTAAGGTAGGGTCTGTTAAATCCTCTCCTCTGAATCGGATCTTCCCAAGGGCATACTTAGGCACAACTACTTGTTCCTCATATGTACCTGCTGCGATATTGATAATAGTTTCATCTGAACTCGCTTGATACCCTGCTACGTTAGCAGCTTTTTGTATAGTTGCAAAAGGAGCTGCGGATGTCCCAGGATTACTATCATCCCCTGCTGGATCAACATATATCTCTCTGGTAGCCTGTAAGACTGTAAACACATTAGCGTCATTTACCAAAACCTGCTTGCTGATAGTATCTACAACAAACACCGTATCATTAGCTGCAGTCGCCACTTTAAAAGCTTCTGTGTCGTCAGCTAGAATGCAAAACGGGTTCGTGATCGTACCACCTGTAAATGGAGGAGCTTCAAACATTATTTTTTATTAGCGTATATTGCACGTTCTTGTCTCATTGCTGCCTTTTTGCTTGAATGAGTGCCAAGTGTTTTGCCTTTCTTAGACAAAAGTTGATATTTTGATCCTTTTTTCTTAATCATATTGACAATGTGTTAGATATATGTTAGTGTTTTACCGTTGTATGTTTTAACTACACAATAATGGTGCGATTGGTCGATTTTGCAGGCTACATTGCAGGTGCAGGGTTTATATGTTTTTTATTCAGTATACACTGGATATTAGGCTTAATGTTTGTCATGGCTCTACTCGCTACTAGATAAAGCTTCGAGACGCTTAATTAGCTCTTGCCGTGCCTTCTTGTTTTTAATCACTGCTAATGTCTGGCTTTCTATGTCAGGAAGAATTTTACCTAACGGTATTACTTCGTTTGCAACATCAATGATAACTCCACCAAGCTTTGAAGCTTTGCCTATTAACCCAGGTGCTGCTGCTGTATCGCCGATTGTCCTTTGCGTTAATAAAGGTTTAGCTTTACTAGATTTTATTGTACGTCTGCTCAGATCAGATAAAACGGCTAAATTTATCGGTGAAACTCCTGTTGCTTCTTCAAACATTGCAGCAACTTCTTTATTAATTCCGCCTCTCTCACTTAACAACCTGTTCATAAATTTATCAATATTCTCACCTTTACTTGTTTTGCCTGCAATTTCATCAAGTGCATTCTTTAATTCTGCAAATGCTTCTACTCTATCAGCTTCTAATTTACCAACTTGTTTCTCAAGAATACCTCGTAGCTCTTCCCTTGCAACTTGACTTAGCACATCTAAGTTGTCAGAGATCTCACCCTGCTTCTTTTTGAACTGAATATTTTTATCTAGCTTAATTCTATTGTCTAGTAATCTTTGGAAGTTTGGGTCTTGCTTCGCCCTAGTCAAGGCTGCCAAAATATTATTGGCTTCAGCGACTTCTGTTTTGGTTAAAATAGGTTCTCGCCCCTTTAAAGCCTTCAACTTACCTTCACTGATTGTATACCCTTTTGTTTCTAATACAGGTTTCATCTTATCAATGACGCTTTGTACTTCTGTAGGATTAGTACGCACTGTAGCAATTTTTTGCCTCGCTTGCCCGATCAAGGAACCCGTATCTTTTATTTTCTCATTCAACACATCAAATCCTTCCTGCATTTTTTGTATTCGTAGATCATCAGGCGTAATATTTCTTACGTCTGCATCAAAAGCCTTTGCTGTATCGAAAAATTCTTTAGCTAGATCTTCATCAATATCATTTAAAATTGGGACTAAATTTTGGTCTAATCCCACTAATACGTTTTTAACATCTTGCCACTTATCCTTGGCAGCGATTTCAGCAGACACTCTTGGTCGTTCTAGTACTGTACCTATTTCTGGCGCTGCATTTTTAAGGTTTTGTAAAGATGTCGTAGCTGCTTGTATGCCTTTCTCAATACCTTCTTCAGCAACATCTATACCCTTTGTTATCGCTTTGCCTGTCTGTTTCAAAGCTTGCTCTCCCACTTCTTCTACAACTTCTTTACCAACTCCTAATGTACCCACTTCTAACCCTAGTCCTGCACTTCTCATTACTTCCTGAACACCAGGTGGAAGCTTTGCGAAGTCTTCACTAATAGCCGTTGTAAAATCAGCAAGTGTTTGCCTTTGTTCAGGACTTAATTTCTCCATTGCCCCTGTGATTACTGGCTCTATCGCTGCGCCTGCTACTCCCTCTACGGCACCTAATGCTGGCCGAAACGCTACATCTGCACCTGATGCTGGTATATTCAACGCTTGTGCGCCAAGCTTAGTCAATTTCTGACCAAATGTATCAGTTGGCATCTCTTCTATTAAAGCTTTCCTTGTTCCTACTCTTTCTTTAGCTTTTTCTACACCCTGCACCAAGCCTTCCTGCGCACCCAGTACGCTTCTTTCTACAATATTGCCTGGTTTATCTCCTTCTTGAAACATTTGACCACTAGTTCCTTCTGCTGCCTTTGTTGTAAATGGACTAGATTTTGGGGTAGTCGTGAAAGCATCTGCCTGCGGTTGAGTGCTGAATGCGCTTTTAATCTTACCTTCTGGAGAACTGGCTTCAGCTTCCATTTCCGCCTGTCGTGTTTTAACAGCTTTCAATCTTTTTATAGCCTCTTCTGGGGTTGCTCCTTTAGATACAACTTTATCTAAAAAATTTTTATCTTGTTGTGTAAGTGCCATAATGTTTAATTAGTATTATTTTGCTGAGCCTGTATATATTCTAGAGCTTCATTTTCAAACTCTAATTCTTCTTCAGGAGACTCATTATAAGTATTTAGGTCATCTTCTAAATTAGCCAATCCATCAACGTTTAATTCTGACTTTAAGTTTTCTATTCTTTGTGCGTCTGTTCCATATCTTGAAACGTCTATTTTTGACTTTGCAGCATTGCTCAATTGAGATCGCCAAGCGTTTTCTAGACTTGTAAGCAATAATTCTTGCAGTGCAGCTTTTTGTGCTTTTGTGTCCGTCAATTTAGGCAGCAAGCTTTGATACCTTTCAATATCAGCGTCCGTCAATACTCCTACTTCCCCAAATACACCTCTTGCTAACCCTGGCGTTGCCGCAGTTAATGCCGCCTCCATTTCCTTTGGTTTAATATTGCCTGGGACTAATGATTTTATCTTACGACCAAATGCACCAACTAAAGTACCTGCATCATCATCAGAAATCGACATTATCATATTAAGATTATTTTGAGCATTCTCCAAAGCAATAAACTGTTCTCTGCTGGTATCTGTGAAATCTTTCCCTCCCGCAGACAGTCTTGTCAGTTCTGTTAATTTCGTGTCTGGATCATTGAACGCCTCAGAGATCTTAGTTTCTAAAGCTTTTTGTTGTGGTGTTAATTTCGTTGTGACACTTCGAGATAGCCTATTTACCTCGGAAATATCGCTAAACGGCACACTGCTTAAATCAATTTGCGTAGACACTTGCTCCCCATTAGCATATTTGAATGCTGTATCCAGTGACACCTTTTGACCGTTCTCTTTTACTGTGTAATCAAGATGAGATCCTCTACCCGCTGCAATTTGTTCAGGAGTTGGCACTTCCTCATCTTCTGTTAAGACTTTCCCTGTATTACCTACCCCGCCTAGTAAAGTCCCTGCATTAATGAAGTCTCCTGCAACGACATTCACGTTGTTTAGATGGTTAAATAGGTATTGACGACCTCCAGCCTCAATGATTACTTGATTACCCCAGCCACCGTTTGCTTCAAAGTCACCAGGCACTGCGTCATTGTATACACTGACTACACGACCGCTAATATTAGATTTAACAGGAGTCCCTATCTCAGCAGCAAAATCTACGCCATCCTTATTTGCAGAACTGCCTTTATAAATCCGATCATACGATAAAATGCTGTTTGAGCCTGGCTTCGTAACATCAATATCATTAATGCTCACGTCTCCTGGCTGCAAGTCAAAGTCTCCGTATAATTGGTTTTGTTCGTATTCAGCTTGTTCTAATTCTAGCTTAGCTTTTCTTAGTTCGAGATCCTCTAAACTGCCTGGGATTGGCTTCCCTGAAGCTTCTATTTCCCTGATCTTTGTTTCTGCTGCTTCTCTGCGTACTTTTAACTGATACACAGGATTGAATTCATTAGGCAGGTCAAGCATTATTGCAAGCTCTGTTGGATCTTCTCCTCTAGCAACTGCATCCCTAAAATATCGCTGCTTATTCTCAGCTTGTAAAACTCCTCCGCTAATCGCATTCTCTAAATTAAATTGATTTTGCTCATTTGCTATTCGTTTTTCCTCAACAGATAAGCTCTTATCATTTCTGATTTGTTCTGCACCTTGATAATAATCATAAGCTGACTCAAATGGAATATTGAGCTGCTTTGCAAAACTTGTAATACCTTGAACACTTAACTCAGTACCTTCATTAATTAAATTGGTAAACGTAGTAAGATTTTGCCGTGTAGAAGATTCTACATTCAAAGCTTGTTCTTGTGCTGCAGTTGCTGCATTTAAAGCCTCTGTGTCTATTCTTCTGATATTATTCTCGATTGTTGATAACTGACCTTGTATAGCTTCAGCTAAAGATGCGTCCCCCTTTTGCTGAGCACGCTTTAAATCAGACAGGGCTTTTTGTCGTCTAGACTCTGCAGCTTGCCGCTCTACTTCTAGTTGTCGTTTTTGACGGTTTAATTGCTCACCGTATTCAGCAATAAATCTAGGCTGACTAGTAGACGTCACTCCTTCACGTCCTTGAGCCAAACTAGCTGTAATCCCTGCTTCGGAAGCATCCATTTGTTCAAAAGCTTGTTCCATCTGAGCACCTTCTAAAGCTCTTGCATACCCTTGTTGCTCAGTTAAATAGTCGGTATCAGCTCGTTGACCTGCTTTTTGATAAGCTAAGAATTCATCGTACGTTTTGTATGGTAACTCTATCCCCATTTCTTTTGCTTGTTGCTGATTAGTTAAGAACTGTCCTTTAAATTGGTCTTTTGCTTGTTCCTCGTAAGTTTTTGCAACCACATCAGATATACTAGCTGGCTCTTTCTCTGGTCTGATATTCGTATCAGAAATAGGCTTATTAGGATCGTACTCTGCCACTACAGGCGCAATAGGCTCATCTACTACTCTAATCTGAGTAGTTTGCTTTCCGCTTGCATCCGTTCCTGACGTTTTAGTTATCTGTTGACCTGAACCGCTCTTGTCAAGCTTGATCGTATCAACTACGAAACCGTCATCTCTTACTATTTTGTTTTTTGCCATATACGCTAATTACTTACTAAATGATTGATTGCTAAAATTCTCATAGACCCTGTTGCACCACTAGCTGCTGGCGTTCTACCCGACAAAGACAATGTAAAGCTACTGGTCGTGTCAAATGTACCTGACTCTGGTGGCCGTGCTAAAAAAGTTGCTCCACCTCCCGAGTCATACTTAGCTATTGTAATAATACTCGTTTCTACGTCCGATGTTCCACCTGATCCTAGCCCAACATAAAGCTCAAACTGAGAATATAACGTGTCTGCCGACTGAATATCACCAACATCAAGATCAGTAAATATAGTAGTCGCATCGAATTCAAGCTGTAAATCAAAGTTACTATTTGTTCCACCTCCTGCCCTGGACGTCTCACCGATAATTTGTATAATACCACCAGATAAGGCATTTGCAGGTATAGTTACTGTTTCGATATCTGTATATCCGCTATCGCTTACACCTGTGTAACTAAAGTCAGGCAGTATTAAAGGAGATACATTCCCTCCAAATCTGACACCTGCTGTAACAGTGCTATCTGCTACAACTGTTTTGCCATTGCTTCCTACCGTTACTTCTACTGGGGTGTCCGCTGCACTTGCACTTACTATAGAACCTTTAGCTGTAAATAATCCTGCTGCGATTGCGTTTCCTAAGAAATCAGAAGATATGTTGCCCTCATCATCTAGTAAAGCTACTTTTCCCTCATCTGCCGTAGGATCAATCACCGCTGCTGTAGCCACACCGTTTCCAGTATCCGAATCTAGCCATGTTCCAGCTCCTGCTCCTGAAATATCCGTCCCAACCGTTCCTGTAGATGTTGTTAATACTGCGAAGGCTGAACTAGATGTTGTATCGCCACTTGTGAATACCATCGTAGCACCTCCCCACGTTACTGTTTCACTTCCACCTGTTGCAGCCCTTAAAGATAATTGCAGTAAAGCCGCTAGCTCAGTCATTGAAGTTACTATTCCTAATGGTCCACTAGCCGTAGCGTCTATACCGTCCACATTGTAAGCCGTACCATCAATATCAGTAGCACGGAAAGACATGTCCGAAAGACTGTCCCATAAAGAAATATTTGTTTCGATAGAACCTCCACTTGTTAAGAATGCTGGCGTGTAAGTTTCATGCTCTGTTACTCCTTCTCTTTGTGAACTTGCTGCAATGCTTAGAGTTTCATTCCCTCCTGTGTTTTGTTTTGTGATTGTCACGTTATCACCTGCTACCAATTTGTCTTCCCCGTAACCAGCAGTAGTATCTGCTGCTGAAATCTTTAGTAAAACACTAGCTGATACATCAGTATTGTTGATCCAGTTAGTGCCGTCATTAGAGAATTGAACGAAATCTGAACTCCACCTTAAAAATCCTTTAGTTACTCCTGGTGTAGTTGTTCTATATAAAGTCGTTACTTCACCACTAGCTCCAGGCTCTGTCCCTATTACAAACCCTGCACCACCTGTAGCTATGGACCCATTCATTGTAGCTAACATTAATGACCCAAATACCCCAGAGATGTTGCAAGAAACAGCATCACCAGCTTTATGCGTAACAGCTAAACTAGAGTTAGAAGTAACCCAGTCTAAGCCATTTAAGTCTATACCTCTAATCACGCCATTTGCTGTAAGTCCAGTGTCAGTAATAGCTTGTGTTAATGTTCCATTGACCGTAGCTGAACCGCCATCTTCGTCTGTTATCGTTTCATCGTTTTGAAAAGTACCAGAATAAACCACTAGATAAAGAGTACCTGTTGTTCCTCCGTCAGTATCGCTTACAATCATAGCTGTTGCACCACTTGTACCTCCAGTTAGAACCTTTCCAACTGTGAAATTAGCCGTTTGAGCGTCATAAGCTAGTGAACCTGTAGGGATTAAACAGTTTTCCACGTAACTTTGATCATTCTTAATCCCTAAGAACATAGCTTTTGTTATCACATTGCCATCAGTGTCTAATAGTGGATTAGTGAACTTTAGGGTCGTTGAAGTCTTGCTAGTAGCCTGTGATAGTCGTGGATTCTCTGCTCCTGGACGTGATAATTGCGTCAGGATGATAGAATCTATCGGAAATAATTTTGTAGCATTAGCCATAGTAATAAATTAGAGAATTGTAGTCATTTGTCTACGCTTGATAGGTGGTCCGTCTGTAACATTTGCTGAAAACCAGTTAATAATGTGTGGCTGATCTACCCCACTTTTAAATCTAACCGTGATTCTTTGGGCATTCGCTATTCGGGGCTGACAACCATTCCAATCTTCAATCATATCAGACAAATCAAAGTCACCACCCCATGCACTCAGCCCCCATGCAGCTCTGCCCCATTCATCAATCGTATTATCGTTTCGACTTGGTGTCCATCTGCGAATTTTCTTGCCTAACATTGGCGCACCATCTACATCATATATATCAAAATAAACATCGATTTCGGTACCAGTACTCAAAAATCCCTTTGTATAAAAATCACTTAATGAGTGTGAATGCCACAAACTCTTTAAAGGTAACTCTTGAGCATATTCACAAGAAATTTCTAGCCCATCATCAGTATATCCTTCAAAACATTTGTACAGTACGCCGTCCGTAGAACTTGCAGCGTAAATTCTGTTATTATATTTAGCAAATCTACTGATCGACCAACCTTCAATTTCAAATAGAGCTTCTCTTTCTTCACTCATCTTATAAGCCAAAACCTTATTATTAACACTTGAGCCTTGCGCATAAGTTAATAAAATCAATTTTTGTGCTTCATCATGCACTAAGTCTGTATTTGTAAAATCAACGTCATTAAAATAAAAATCATTCAAGAGTACACTAACTAACTTTTGTTGCCGACTATAAGGTACGTCTGTTTGCCCAATTTGCACTAATTGCCATACTCCACCCTCGTTGACATAGAAAATACCTTTTGGCGTTGTAATTGCACCTCTAGCACCTCCATAATCTACAGTATAATCTTGAATAATTTCTACTTTCTTTATTGTTCCTGCACTATCTAATTGTTTTACTTCAAAGGCAAAATAACCATCATCGCTAAACACAACGAAATATCCTCCTAGAGGCTTACAATCTCTTGCTGTTCCTGCATTTCTTGCTGAAACTACTGCTCCTTCCGTTGCATCTGTACCCGTGCTCCAAGCATCAAAAGGCGGGTTTGACCCATCATCTACTTCCGAAATCTGCACTGCTGTCGGGTTGTCTTTCAGGCTAATTGCAACTGCTCTGGCTCCAATAAAATTAATGTCCGCACAAACTGGCGCATTAGCAACCTCAGTAATTGCAAACCCTACAACTCCATTCGCTGTTGCTGATCCTGTTGCAGTATCTGTGATAGTTTCGTTATCTTGGAATACCCCACTAATTGATCCGAGCGTCAAAGTCCCAGTTGTACCCGAGTCATTATCTTCAAGAATAATCGCAGTTGCTCCGGAAGTAGCGCCTGTAAGCACTTGGCCTGCTGTAAAATTACCACTTTGAGCATCATAAGCTAAAGATTGAGAAATTCTATAAGGCTTCTCTTCGTTATTTGTTACAAAAAAGTAATCCCCGTATCTATCGCCGCCCCATTGTCCTGATGTGAAATCGATTTTAATATCCGTAAAAGTCCCATCAACAATGTTGTAAGCTCGAATATTTGTTCCTTCACCTACAATGAAATAATCATTTGCATAATATGAGTAAAGGCTCGCACCAGTTGCACCAAGTTTTTGAGCTACACGTTCTAAGCCTCGCCTCGTGCCAACACCATAAGAGTACGGTATATAGTTCACAATCTTCTTTGCGTAGGTTAAATCCATCATTTCTGGCAAACCTTCTTGATTTAAACCTTTTTGTGCCATCGTAGAAACTTGTGTTGTAGTTCGGCTCCGACTTTTTACTTGTAAAGGTGTATACATATTAGAAATCAGTTGTTGGATTATACATTTGAGAAATCTGTGGCGTTCTATTGTAATAACTTAGGACATCGCCTAATGCCCTCACTAAACGGAAATCAGCTACACTTTCAGGTGCAACATTCTCATTGTTACCATTCCATTGCTCATACATTACATCGTAAGCCTTAATTAAGTACTCCTCATCTCTGTTTTCGACTAAAACTAGCCCTGTCTCAGTACCATCTAAAGTAAAATATTGATCCACAGAACTTATAATAACTGGTTCTGGTATCCATCTAGCCATGAAAGTCTTTTCTTTAGCGTTCGTGAATATCATGTCTCCTTGATGAAGGTAATAACCTTCATTCGTAGACCCGAAACCTGTGATGCTTAGTTGGTTTTCTTTGTTCACTTTGTAAGCAGGTGTACCATTAGCTGTCGCACTACCGCCACTTGAACCTGTAATCACTTCATCATTCTGAAAAGTGCCACTAATATTTTTAATAGTAAGTGTTCCTGTAGTTTCGTTGTCAGAGTCCTTTTTGATCATAGCTGTTGCACCACTTGTCCCACCAGTTAAAGTCGCTCCTACGGTAAAATTAGCTGTCTGAGCGTCATAAGCTAACGTAGCATCGCTAATCTCAAAGAAGCCTGTTCCCGTTTGATTAAAATCTTGAAATCCACTAGGTAAAGTGAATGTGTCAGGATCAGTCTCAACATAATATAGGTCTTCACTAATAAATCTTTCAGGATCAATTGCTTTAAGCCTCTTGTAAATAAATGTCAGCATGTAGCGTGACCATTGTACCCATAAGTCATCATCAACATCTGAAATGTCTTTTTTGTAATATCCGAATTGTGTTTTTAGATCAGAGATCAGTAACGCCATAAAAAATTGGTTAAGCTATTGCTTCTGAAGCTGTATAGAAAACATATAATTGTCCTTCCCAGCTAGAACCAGAAATGTCTGCTGAGCTTGTAATTGTTAAATTACCTGTAGCACCTGTTACTAAGTCTCCATTTTGCCCTGTATTACCTGCAACCGAAGTTCGTTCAGCGCCTGGAGTATTAGCATTTAAGGCTGATATCCACGCATCCGCTGTTGAAGCAGTTAATGCCCAGTTAGCATCAGACCCCACATTGATCGTTGCCGCTGATCCTGCGGCCGTTCCAGTCAACAGCACTACATCAGAAACAAATGTATTTTGCGGTAATGCTGTGTCAAAAATATTGTTAGCCGAACTATCAAGCTTAGCTAGTAATTCGTCTCCTGTTAAACAGATCACTCCCTGCACACAATGTGACCCTCCACTGCTCATTACGCTGCTCGCATCAGCCCGTGTAAAGAGCCTAGAATAAGAAGTCGTAGCATCGAAGACTGTTGCCTCTGTAATAGTTCCCCCGTTAAAAAATGGTGGTTTAAACATATTGTAAAAAAATTAAATTAACTTCCGTCTACTTGGATACCGTAAACATAGGCAGTATATGCTCCTGCACCTATACCTGATATTTCTAAAGCCACAAAGTACAATTGATCTACATTTACTTTAATCATTGCATTTGCTGAAGCTCCTAAAGAATGGCCTGTTGATCCTGCTACACCTGCACCAGGGTTATTCAAGTTATATGAATGAACATAACTCCACCTGTTAGACACGCTTGAAGCACTGGTCAGATCTGCACCAGCATTCATTGATCCACGAATTAATAATGAACCATCAGTAGACGCTGCCGTTGCTACTTCCAACACAATATAATCTGTGTTTTTCACTTTAAACTGTGCCGAAACAGTATCGCTTGACTGAGCATCAAAGACCTCAGTTGATAATGTTGATCTATAATTTACACTCATAATTATTTATTAAATTTTTGTTTAAGTTCATTGTATCTAGCTCTAGTTGCTGGTTTAGTCCAAGCTTTTGCAGCTTTTAATCTCTTGAATTCTTCCTTCTCAGCCTCTAGCTCTTTCTCTTTTAGTTCAGGCCGCCTTTCTTTTTCTTCCTTTTCTTCTTTTAATCTTAACTCCTCCGCCTCTTTAGTCGTATCTTCAGCTTGAGTCGTATCGCTCAACTCTTTTTGCTCAGCTCGTTCATCAGATGGCGCTTCGGTAGCTGGCTCTAACTGTTCAGCCTCTTCCGTTTCTGGCTGCATGTCAGCGTGTGTTACGAACTTCATAACTACTTTCTCTTTCCTAGGATCTATGCCCTGTCTTCGCAGCTCCATGAGCTGAGCATGGTTGAACTGCTGACCGTTGATATTCCATAATTGGTTCTTATTCATTGTTTCATGTTAGATATTAATCTTCATTGAACGCCCCGTAGGGCGCTCTAGAAAACTATTTCTTTTCCAAAAGGATTAAGAGCCTAGAATGCCTAAGTCTATTAATGCTTGTGCGATTTGCTGCAATGTATATCCCCCAAATGTTGAATCATCATTAACTGCTGTACCACCACCATTTTCTACAAAAGCAGCTTCTGTCGTAGTTCCAGATGTTGGTTGTGCAACTGCTGTACCACCGAATAGAGCAAACGCTCCAGATTCGATAACAAGATCTCCGTTACCACCTTGTCCTGCTTTTAGCATTACATCTTGTAGGCCAGAGCCTGCAATATCACCAAGAGTCAAGTTTACAGAACCACCATCTTCCAAAACGTACATTACACCATAGTTCTCCCCGTCTCCTGGTTGTGCTAACTGCATAAAGAACGCCCCAGCTTCTTGGTTGTCCGTAGGATCAATCGCAAAAAAGCCAAGTTGACCAAATGTTGTTGCATTTCCAGCGCTATCATTCCCACGCCCTCTAATATTGAGGATTACATCATTAGCTTCTGGTGCAGCTGAATCATGATACCCTGCAATATTCACGCCTTCAGCAGTATCATTTTCAGCGAGGAACACCGCTGTACCAGTTCCTCCTGTTAGGTCAGCTTCTGTAAGCTGACCAACAACAGTACCATCTTGATTGATGACTTGTGTCTTCACACCATCATTTTCAACCGAGAACCCATTGCCCGTTGAAACATGTTCAAATTTATGTGCCATATTATTTTATTAATTTATTGGCGGCAGGAGTTTCGCCTGTCCAGTCCTTTACTCTTAGGTTGAGGGCAGTTTTTAAAGTGAACTGCCAAACACTATATGAAGGTCTAAGTTGTGCCATCTGATCCATAAACTTGATACGGCATATTAATCACACCTTGCTTCCAGAAGCCAGTTGCGTTAGTTCTATATGCTTCGTTATCTAGCTTGATTGGCTCTCTAAGAGTTGGGTAATCACCGATACCAACTGCAAGCGGACTAAGTTCCATTGTTAGATCCATTAAGAACCAGTAGTTCTTATTCGCTGTAGTGATATAAGGTGTTTCAATAACTGTTAGTTCACCTTCGTAAATGTTAATATCATTTACGGCTGTAGGTACGATATCTTTAGCGAAAAGTTTAATAGCCTCTCTGTGAGCTGCTGAACCCTTTTTCACTACGATATGTGACCAGTTTAGCGGGTCTTCCTTCCCTGCTGGGTCAGTGTAAGCACCTGCATATTCCCATGCTGCATCGTATGCGTCAGAATCAAGTGACGCTGTTACAGCATTATCAAATGTTGCCCCAGAGTTCCATGAATGTGTACCACAAACTTCTACTGAATCAGGTGCAAGATAAGCAGAACCAGAATCAAACGCCTCATTTAACATGAGATGTGAATTGGTCATGATTTTCTGTGTACTTGTCTTTAGAAGTTGGTTTCTTTGTCTCTTCAAGTATTCATTTACTTTCCAAGTCGAATCTTGCCCGTCTCTTCTGTAAACTTTTTCAGGAAGAACGATTGCACCACCGAATCTTTCTTCAGTGATAGTTACACTATAACCATCTTCAAGGTTAAGTGCTGGTGGAGTCTCAAGAACACCTAGCTCTGTAACACCTGACATACCTTCCGTAGAAGTATAGATCTCTGAAACTTCAGGAGTGTTATAGAATTGTAGGTAACCTTGCTCCATATATTGTTCGATACGGTACTTACAAGCGTTATCAAAAGATTTTTTAATCCCTTTGACAGCCTGTAAGGCGTAATCTGCTGGAGTTGTTGCCATGATTTATAAGATTAAGAATTAATTAAAATGCTGGTTTGTTAATACGTACTCTGATATCAGAAGCTGAACCAACTGTTCCTGCATTTTCTGAAATATCTACTACGAATACATCGGTAGAACTAGCACCAACATCGATTTGCTGAACACCTGCATTTACTACAAGGTCAACTTCAGTACCTTTTTGAGCGACTGCGAAATTTGCGTCACCAGTACCTTCAAGCACAAAGTCGTTTCCAACTGATAGCTCGATTTGCGTGTCACCATTAGCACATGCAAGAGGAGAGAAAGCTAGTTTAGCTCCTGTGGCAGTACCTTTAACTGGCAAACCTGATGAAAATTCACATACATCACCTGCTTCTATTACTGTTGCCGAAGCAATTGTACATAGAACGGTTCGTAGTGCCTCATCAGTTACTACTTTAAAGTCCATTTGTTTATGTGTTATAGGATACTAGCCTATAAGCATGTCTATTTAGGAGAGAATCCTGGCGGCAAATCTGCGTTTAACGCTTTTTCGGTCGCACTCTCTTGCTCCGTAGATTCAACAGTGTCTCTAGGCCGTGAATTACTAGGAGGAATTAACATTCCTTTTTTCCTTCGCTCTTTCACAACAGATCGACTGTCTTGTAATCCTACTAATCTACGAGCTGTGATTGTCGCTCGAAGTGGACTCGCTCCATCTGCAACCAGTTGCTCGTATTCAGTTTTGAATTCGGCTAACTGTGCCTGACTAGCGTTTTCCTCCAGGTCTTCAATAAGAAGTGTTAAATCTTCTTTTTCACGCTCCTGACGTAGGATTGCTTTTACCCGCTGATCCACATTGTCTGGCTCTTTATTTGATTCAAGCTCTGGCTCGATATCCTTACGTAACCATCCAAGATTATCTGGCATATCATCCAAAGTTTTTTTACCTGACTTTATCTCGTCAAGCCATTTCTTTTTCTGATCTGCCCTTGCTTTTTCAGCAGGAGTCTTAGGTTCATCCGATTCCTCGGTGTCCGCAGGTGTCGAATCATCTTCATCGTCTTCGATGTCTGTTTCCAGTTCATCATCAACGTGTGAGTCTCGTTCATCCATGTTCTAATTGTTAAATGACATTAGCTTATTAAGGCTGTAAATACCCAAAAAGCCGTGTAAGATTTTGGGTATATAAAGTCCTAATAATACACGGCTTTCGTTTTTTTAATGAGCTATTTCTGTAATCGCCTTAGTTCTTCTTTCGTATCGTGAGCCACCTTGCAGCCCCTATAGAACAGACCTATGTTTCCGATTACATGTCTGAGGACTTGTAGTTCTTCTTGGTTGAAGTCATACTTGTGAATATACTCGTACTCAATTGCAGTCATCATCATCATTGTATCCAGTTTATACTTGCCCCACATCTGACCAAAAGCTTTTAACGCCTCGTCACTTGAGAGTAACTGTTCACAATTTTCCAAGGTTTCTTCACATCCTTGTTTTAAGTATACCCTTAATTGGCTTGCTTGAAAATCCTTTTTTTCAGTTTCTAATATGGATAACTTTTCTCTAGCCTCTTCAAGCTGTAATTTCAGTCTCGCATTCTCTTGTTTTCGGCTAAACCATTCTTTTATTTTGTCTATCATGCTGCGACTGCGTTAGACTCTAACAATTGCTGTGCTTCTGGTGGGATAGCTTCACTTCCAATTGGAGCACCGCCTTTTTGAGGTGGAGCCTGTTGAATAGGCTGTTGTGCTAGGTCTAAGTCTACTCCTCGTAACCTTGATAATCTGCTATACAGTTCAGCGTATTCTGGCGTTCCGTATGGAGTTAAGCCAAGCTGCTGACTCAAACCAGTAATTTGGAGTAAATCACTCTTGTCTACTCCCGTTGCATCATTAATCACCGGGAAATAAGGGTTATCTTTTAATTCTTTAGAAAGCATACCCATCGTTACATCTGTGGAAACTTGCGTAAAATTACCATCAGGCACTCTAATTCTCGTTCTTAAATTTAATGAAGTTTTATTTTTCGGGCTAACATATTCTGTTACCGCATCCATACTACATTCTAGCAATTCCCTAGTTTCACTCGCATTACTTTTTTGCACACCAATTAACAAGTCGTTTGACACCATTTCTTCTGTTGCAACTTGGTAAGCTGTAATCCCTGAGCCTCGATCTGCATCGTCGATATTAATTCCCAGTCTCGATACTTCTCGTACCAATCTATCCCAAACTATCTGCCATTCATTAAATAAATTCTGTGTTAACAGTGTTTGAGTCGAAACACTTTGTCCGCCACCGTTAGGATCAAATTCCATAGCTACGAAAGGCTTCTTGCCATTCACTCTAGCCTTATTAGCCATAGCCATTTTTTCCACTAGCTCATCTACTTTTGATTGCGGAGCATTAATTAGTGTAACAGGATAAACATTTTCTTCTATATGTCCTATTTCCATGTTCATTAACTTTCTAGTGATGATCGCTAAATCATACACCATGTCAATTAGCCCATAATTATGAAACTGGTCTAAACTTGGCTGGAACATGAATTGGAAAACTGGAATATAAGGCTTGTCGTTTTTAACGCAAGGATATTCTTCCCCTTCAAAACTATCTATAAGATAAGCTTGAACACCTGCAAAGATTACATGCTCTTTGTTGGCTTTATCCCAAGCCCATGCCACCTCAACTACGTTAGAATCATCTCGTTCGGTGTCATTATCTTCGTCTTGATAAGTTCCAGGGATTCTCCCCCAAATACCTTTTTCTTTTAACTCTGGCCATCGACTGTAAGCATCGTCTTTCTCAAAAGCAAAAACAACAGCCATCTTAGTGGCTGGCCTTACACCTCGAACTCCATAAGCATAATTATCATAATAAACATCCTCATTTCTTAACGCTCTATAACTCACGGGGTTTTCGTCATTCTCTCCTTTACCAAAAAACAAGAACCCATCACCATACATAAACATATTCTGAAATACACCCGCCTTATCTCGCAAGCACTCATTCAGTCCTCCTCTTACCATTACAGTTCTTAGCCCTTCAGTCGTTAATCTTTCCGTAGCTTCGTCTTTTCCTGTGCATTCGATAGTGTAATCCAAGAACTTAATCTTTCTTCGCAGCCGCCATAAGCATTGCTGTATCAGTTTCGATCCTATTTTATGTGTCCCATTCGGATCATGCAGTTCAAAACCATCTTTAAATAATTGCCTGCCTATTTTATTTCTTGTGTCCTTATTTGCCTTATCATTCAAGGTGTTTTCAGCAATCAAATATAAAAACTTCGATATCTTACTGTCTATCTTATTGTCTTCAACTGCCTTATCAACACTCTCTTTGTAACCTAGTTTTTTCGCCATATTATAATATTAGCAATATCACACGGCACATATATTATACCTGTGTTGCGTAACAAGTGCAATTAATTGTTGATGTAACTCTCGTAAGCCTTGCTGTAAGACTTAGTGCTAGGCGCCTGTGTTGCGTATTTGTGCATTTGCCAAGCGATAACAACGGCAGTCAACAGGTCGAAATGCTTCGTAATAAGCCCAGCAGTACTTTCTTGTAGATCATTATTCGTATAAGCTCGCATTTCCTTTAGAACTTCTTCGTCATGGATCGTCATCTTGCCATCATTATAATCACGTCTAAACTCAAAATACATATTGTACTTCGTCGAGCCATTCGAGTTCCAACCAAGTTTCTGAGTCTTTTTATCTTTGACCTCACCCTCCTTATTCCTCTGGTAAATATTAGGATATCCAAGCTGCTTCAATGTTGCAAGAGCTGTGCCTCCGCAAGTATTATTAACTTCAGGAGCGTAAATACAGTTACCATATTCACCGCCCACCCTTGCGAACTCATGAGTCGCTAGATCAGGCGCGATTGAATTATTCGCATACGTGACGACTAACTCGCCCTTAGTGAAATCAAATACAGCTAACGTGTTTGCATCTTGCCCTATACCCTCGGAATGATCTGACCCCATACCGTAACGATGATGCGGTTGATATTTACCCCAATACTTTACTCCAGCAGATGTTCTATCTGGCGGCTTCACGTTTTCCATGTCAGCCTTAATCCTGTCGAGATCAAAAAACTTATTGGTAGATCGTGACGGGTCACACATGTATTCACCAAAGAAGTCATCTGCGTTGTCTTTTAAATTCTGGATACGATCCTTCGTATCACGTTCAGGCCAAGTCGGGTTTAGCTCCTCGTCAGCGATAGGACTAATCAGAGTCATCACATTTGGCTTATTCATAAACCACTCAATCGTACCTTGATCTGATATATAATTCCCCAAGACCATATACGAACCATCCGTAGACAAGCCATCGATAGCCTCGGATATACGGTCGATAATCGCTCTTGTAACGATACTAGATCGGATTGAGTCTCTATCTTCCACATCGTCAAAGAGTACCCAGTCTGGACGGTAAGCATCCTGCACATGGCCACGTTGTGTTTGCCCTACCGTTCCTGCGGCAAGTTTACGATCCCCTTTCATGGTAAAGCTAGACATAGTTTCTTCCCGCTTCTTCTCCCCGTCCTTCTGGAACATATCCCCGTATACATCCCTAGATTCTAAAACGAGATTGTAAATGTCGGTCACAAACTGCTTAGAGTTACGACCATCCTTAGTTAATACCTTCATGTACCGACGGAAACTATCTCGATCATTCAGTAGCACAAAAACAACAAATAACTTAGCTAGCGTAGTCTTAGCTGTGCCACGCCCTGCAATATTAGCGAAATTCTTCTTGCCAGGGTCATCATGGAATACTCCGAAATAACTAGCAATCATATTGATAATCATATCATCATGAAACGCTGGCGATTTAACCTTGAAATATCTAGGGTATTGCCCTCTAGCGAAAATCTTAAACTTCTTAGAGATCGTCCTATAACTATCGTTACTATCAAAGCTGTATAACTCATACTTTTCAGCAGGAGTGCCATTTAAAACAATGTCCTTAATAAATTCCTTAGAATTCATATCTATAAATTATCCAGTGCCTCTCCGATAGCCTCTCTTTTCTCTACCGATACTTCTAGCTTACCTCCTCCTTTCCCAGTCACCTCTTTTCTAGTTGAATAGCCTTCATCCTTACCAAGTCTTTCTGCAACAAACTTAGAAGCATCTAATTTCACTTTAACTAAACTAGGGTTAGTTTCTACAACTTCAACCTCCTCCTGGTCATGCAATCTCTTGGAAGTCTTAACAGCCATATCCATAAACTCATCTAGGTTTCTTTCGGCTTTACTAAGCATACCCAGTCTCCTAAGTTTTACTTTGAACCACTCTGATGTAGTTATCTGGTTAGCATAATCTAGTTCATACCCTGCACGAACGGCTGACTGCCTAGCATTGCCAAAGGTTTCACTCTGGGGATCAACGTAGTATTCCCAGCATAAGTTCTGCCTTGGGTCTAATAGATATTGATTAGCCCCATTCTTGTTTGGAGAATTGTTTACGCTTGGTTTCTTTGCTGCCATATATATCACTTACAGTATAATAATTATAACATGCTATCCCTTAAAGAATTTCTTAACTTGTTCTACATCATCCTCTTCATTAGTAATTGCATATTCGCTAGTAAGTAGTAAACCTGCTGCACTAACTGCATTTGTAAGTGCCATACGAATAACTTTGAGCGGATCTATTATACCATGTTCTTTCATATTAACGATAGTATCAGTCAAGACATCATACCCTTCACCGTCCTCTAGCTTCTTTAGGATTTTATCGTGATCCTCTACTCCTGCATTATGTAAAATTTGACGTATGACAGATTCACAAGCTGTTTTCAGCGCTTGTCCTGCTTTACCCTCTAAATATCGTGCTGCGCTAAATAACGCAACCCCTCCGCCTGATACATATCCTTCTTCCATTGCCGAACGAGTAGCCTTAATAGCATCTTCTATTCTTAGCTTTAACTCTTCATTGTCTGCATTAGTTGCAGCATTTACTTTGATAGTAGCAACTCCACCAGTTAGGTTAGCGTATCTTTCTTTGATTTGATCTTGCTCCATTGGGTCTTCCGCATTATCAATTTGCCCTTTTACAGCATTCACACGGTCTAGGTACTGGTCTGTTTTCAATTGTTCACTGGCAACAGTTAGAACTAACTCATGACGATTAATAATTGCCGACTCAGCCTTCCCTAACTCAGTAAGGTTAAACCTAGACAAGCTTACTCCTTCTTCTTCATTTATAATTTGACCCCCTATTAAACCTTGTACATCTTTATAAACTTCTTTCATATTCTTTCCTGCAGTAGTAGGTCTAAACCAAACCCACTTAATCACCTCTTTGTTTTGATTCATAAACATAATAAACTTGCGAGACAACTTTTCGGCTACAACTAGAAGTGTTGGCACATAAACCTTGGTTACCATAACTTTACCGTCTTTTACTTGCCCATCCGTCAATTGTCTTAAGAATGGAACCCATTTAGATTCAAACTCGTGATCTTCTGGTGACTCTTGCAACATTATTACCTTCAAATCAGACATTTTAGTCTCCCATTTATCTTCATTATCTAACATACCCGCTACAAGCTGCCCTTCTAGTCTTAACCCAGCATCCTTTTCTACATATACACCAGGTTCAATTGCATTCTTAACAGTGACAGCTCCACTAGCTCCAAGTTCATACATTAAATCTCCTATCTTTTCCCCTAATGCCTCGTCTTGCACTGAAACGGTCGCAATTTGTCTAGCTCGCTTTTTAGAGTTAACGTTGTCTGCTGATTTTTTTAGATTTGTTAGCACTTTCTCAGCACACGAATTCAAGTCTTTTCTAAATAAAACAGGGTTTTCTCCCTCTTCGATTGCTTTCCATCCTTCTTTCAATATAGCTCTGCCTAACACGATAGTACCAGATGTTCCGTCTCCTGCATGATAATCAGTCTGAGCCGCTGCTCCCTTTAATAGTTGCGCTCCCATATTTTCTACAGGATCACTGAAAAATATCTCACTAGCAATAGTTACTCCATCATTAATAACAAGCGGGGTGCCATGGTCTCTTTCTATAATGACATTACGTCCTTTAATACTCATAGTACTTCCAATAACATCTGCGAGCTGGTCTACTCCGTTCATTAACTTAGATCGAGAACCCTTATCATGTATCCTCTTGTTTACAATATTCATAGTTTTAATTAAAGAATTGCTAAAATTTGATCATGCTCAACAAACACCATCGGTATTTCGCCCTCTACATGATTTGGGACAAAATGTCGATTAAATAAAACGGTGCTACCTACTTTTAGTCCTTGTTTTCTTAACGCCTTCATCTGCTTCCCAGTGCCTATAGCTTCTACCGTTCCTTTATTCTTTTCTCCATCAGCCTCCATGTTTACAGTCATTTTCAGTCCTCCTACGTCTAATCTTTCTTTTTTAACTAAAATTCTATCACCTAAAACAACAACTGAATCCAAGTTGCTAAATATGTCTACTTCGTTCATACTAATTTTGTTTATATTTGTGTATAAACATTATGCCCTTCGCTCGTAAAAAAGCAAGGGCATTCTTATTAAACCTTAATACATTCTAGGGTTAGCGTTAATTTATGTTTAGTCATCGAACTCTATTAAGCCGTAGGCTCTTCCGTTCAATTGAAACAGTACGGCTCTCAAGTCATTTAATGCTAGTTCATCAGAAAGAGTAATACCTGTTACACAGTCGTTAGTCTCTTCGGATGCAAAGCCCCATAATACTGTAGCACGCTCACCTCCGTATACTTCGACTACTTCGCATAGCTTCTTCGCTGCTTCATGTATTAGCTCTAGGTTGCCTTGGTTTTTCATAGTTCAGTTACTTTTATTCTTCTTTCTCCATTTTAAATACATTCTAGCTCTTTTTAATCTTTCTTGGATGTTCATTTGTTTACTCATCCTCTGACTTTTCTAGCTTAGCTAACTTATCATCTACCTTTTTAGCAAACTCTTTATCGTGATCTAGTAGCTCTGTTAAAAGAAATTCTATACCTTCTTGAGTCATAGAATGTTCTCCTAAATATTTCTCTCGTCTTTTTTGTTTAGCTGACTTTGCTAACTGTTTAAGCTTAGTTGTTAAACTCATGGTTCTTTTGGTTAAAGATTTATTATTGTTTCTTTTTATAAGTGCATCACAGAATGCTTTTCTTTTTTCAAAGTCTTCTTTAATAATTTGTTCACAAGTACTAGCAGGTAAAGCAGTTAGGTTAGGCTTATTCCACCTCAAGAAGTCTTTAGCTTTTATTATGCGGTAGCCTTCTGGAAGACGGCTCGCTATACCAAGGCTATCCTCCCGCACATATACATACATGCTTGGCGCACCCGTAAATCCTGTAGCACATGCTAAATATAAAGACAGAACATCAGCCGTTTCCTTCTCTGTCTCACAATGTATAGCTATCTTTTCGTTTTTGAATTGTTCTAGAGTTACTGGTTCTTCTGTAGGCATTAAATCATTAACTAGATCAACGAATGTCTTAGATTCTTCTGCTAGGCGGATTGATTTGATTTCGTGAGCGTTATAAATAACATCATGAAACATATTGGCATACTCAGGCAGGGGAGACTTACTTGGCCACTCCACGTCTATATATGGATAGGTAAAGTGTATAAGCCAGTAATTCTGATCTTTGTGCTTTTTTAAGTACCCCTTAGCCTCGAAACCCTTATATCGACGACAGGCATGAGTGCTCCAGACCACTTCGCATTCCCCGTGCTTATCTATAAAGTCTTGTAGTTCTTTTTTATCCAACTTCTCTAAGGTTAAATACTAATTTAATAAGTTTTCTTAGTGTAGCGCTTAAAGTCTTTTGACCTAAAGCTTTCTTCAAAGATTCTAACTGAACCCTATCATCCTCATCTAAATATACTTGTAATGGTTGTTTCATGCTTCTATATTAGAGTAATAAATTTAGAATTGCAAGTAAATAAAGTTACATCCGTAATCATTTGTAAGCTAATTATACTTAATCACTTGCTTTAAATTGTGTATCAACTGTGCGTAACTAGCTATAAAATGTTTCGCCGCTCTCCTCGTTCTTATAACCAAGCTGCTCTCCCTCTATATATTCAACTGGTTTATCAGGCTCTGCAAGCTGTTCAATTTCTGGAAAAGCCTTACCATCAGCTAGTGCTGCCAATGACTTCTTAACGTTCTCGGGCAACTCTATCGGATTAAATCCGTCCTGCTCTTGCCCTCCATTCTTACTCCAACAAGGACATCCACTCATTTTATCCATAGGCATTAAGCAAAACTTACATAACCTTTTGCCGTAAGCTCCTAGTTTCATATTCTCTGCATGATACCATTTATCAAATGGTGTAAGAGTAGGGATAATCTGTAGAGGAAGTAAGCTTCCTTGCAGTTGGACAAACTTAGCTTTTTTACTAATAGCCTTCATTACCCCGTCCCTTTCCTTTTGAGATAATAAAAACCTTGTTTTATTTTGTGTTTCTAATACGTACTTCATTGTAATTTAAATTAAGATATAATATAGCCCTGCGGTTCTTGATTCACAAACCCTTTGATTTGCTGGTAAATGTATTTCAAGCTACCCATGTTCTTACGGTGGAATGGATCATTTGACAGACTCTCGAATCTGTGGCGGAATTCTTCGCGGGAAATTTTAGCCATTAGGTTTACTAGATGCTGTCCATAAATTCTTTGCATCTTTTGAGTTTCTTTAAAGTCTGTTAAATCTAACATCTCCTTAATAGCCGACAACATTTTATTGATTTCTGGTTTACCATACTCTGAACTTTGTTCAGTATCTTCTTTAGAAGATATATTTATATCCTTTATTTCCTTTCCTTTATTTCCTTTCCTTTCCTTTATGGCATTGGGTGCGCATTGCGAATGCATTGCGTCCGCATGTTTCCACCTTGTCTTAGCCGCTTTTCGGGCTAGCTCACTTTTTAATTCTCTTTTTTCGAAGAACTTTAATAATCGTTTTGACCAAAAAAAATCATCGTTTAATTCAAATAAACCAAAGTCATGCACTACGGATGTTATGCGTTCGCATTCCACGTGCATTGCGAATGCAATATCTTCTAAATCTTCCAGCCTTAATCTTGCCTCTGACGAAGCTGCTATCAGTTCGACTAAGTACCAGTAAATACCGTACCCCTCTAAACCTAGTACACGTCTTAGCTTAATTATTTTGTCATCCTCATGAGCATTATAGTCGTGAGGAAAGTAGAAACTTTCTTTCATATTTATTGTTGTTATTGTTGTAAAATGTTAACGCAAGTTACCCTGCTTTAGTAGACCGAAGGTTAATTTATTTACCCTGTCTAAAAAGTCACCGTCATCAGCTAGTTCAACGGCTAAAACAGTTAAGATATATCTCTTAACTTCTTCACGCTCCTCAGGCGTGTTGATTTCAACATTCATAATAGTTGTTGTTATTGTTATTCAACAATATTTTCTCACCTCTAAAATCTAATGTCAAACATAAAATTTACACACCAAGTTCGCACTTCGTTAGAAGCTCCACCTGGTGCTGTTACCATTCAACATGAATGTACTTACACAATACGCCACATCATAGGATTGTCAAGGATATTACACTTGATCTTATTCATTACTTCGTATAAAGTAAGGTTGTTATCATTTAATATATAAACATGAAACATTGTCCAGACTGCAATCAAGTTATTGCAAAGTTTCTGACAGATTTCTCAGACGACCCTCAATATATGGAGGCGTGCGTTAATGAGGACTGTTATTATAATGATCCTGCTAATTATGCAGAGTCGTTATTCTTAGATAAAGCAGATGAAGAGTATTCTTTAATCACACAATCATGAAAGCAATAGAAGTAAACCCACCAGTAATAGATTACAGAATACTGGATTTAGCTAATGATATGCTTGAACACTCTATAGAGTACAAGGACTTAGATAATGCTGAATGGTGGCTAGATAAAGTAATGACTGAACTTGCTAAGATTATGGTTCAGTATGGTGAAAACGATATAGACACGTTGTATGACTGGGTAATAGATTATGATGATGAGTTTTGCCCAATGCACAAAGAAACATTTGAAGATGAACTGGATATGTACATACAAGACAATCTTCAAGAACTATGGAAAAAATATTTAATACACACTACAAATGAATAAGAAGTTAAAAACAGTAAACATTAAGGGTAAGGAATATGTTATGGTACACGAACGTATCTTAGCGTTCCATGAGGCTTACGAGAATGGCTCTATTGAGACGGAGTACTTTCAGGACGGTGCAACATGGGTTGTGAAAGCTACCGTGCGTCCTGACGCAAATAATGAAGCTAGAAAGTTTATAGGGCATGCACAAGAAGTAGAAGGTGATGGGTTTATAAATAAAACCTCTGCACTTGAAAACGCAGAAACGAGTGCTGTAGGACGTGCTCTAGGCATGCTAGGTATTGGAATTATAGAGGGTATGGCTAGTGCTGATGAAGTGAAGAAGGCTCAGAATAGAAAAACATTAGATGTAAACGATTCTGTGTTTATTAAGACTAAGTGGGTATCTGACGAAGGAGAGAGAAAAAAGATTAACGCAGGCATCAAGTCTATAGGTGGTCAATGGATACCAGAAAAAAAAGTATGGGCTATTCATAAAGATAAGCAAACAGAAATACCTGCTGAGTGTTTAAAAGGAATCGAAGCTATCTTAGATAAGAATGGTGAAGTGCTTCCTTTTACAGTTGATGTAGAAATAGATCCTAAGCCTTTCTAGTATGAAGCTAAGTAGCAAACAATGGAGAGCCTTTCATCTCTGGATGAGCCTCATAGCTAAAGACTTAAAGGATCAAGGCAAAGACATGAGAAAGGTACTCGAGCCTACTATTGAGATTACTCCCACTACAGAGATAGTAAAAAATTGTGTATGGAGACCTCTCCAAATAGAGAAGTATAATATTGAGTCGACCAAGGATATTGATTCAAAACAACTACAGGCTATACACCTTGACGTAGATAGATTCTTTCTACAAGAACACGAGATCAATTTACCTTTCCCAAGCAGAGATAACTATGAACTGCTTAAACAAATAGCAAAAGAATATAACTTATAAACTATGACAAACCAAAAACACCCAACTAAACCATCAATGAAAAGCAAAATATTAAATAAGCTTAAGTCTCAAGAGTGGTGTACATGCCAAGACCTTGTAGAGTTTGGCTTGTCCTATCGCAATAGAATCTCCGAGCTCAGAGAAGAAGGTTATGAGATTGAATCAGTTAGAGATGGTAAGAGACCAACGTATAAATATAAACTAATCGCATTGCCAAATGAATAAATATAAAATCATAAAAGGAGCACAAGGCTTACACAACGCCTTGGTGATCCTAGAATACATAAGAGACTACAACAAAGAACATAACACTCCACCAACTATTCAAAATATAGCCGATACAATAGGATATAAAAGCACTGGCTCAGTGTGGCCTTACATCCAAATGCTAGAGAACGAAGGCTATATACTAAGGAATGGGAAACGTAAAAGATATACTTTACTAAAGCCTTGATTTATTTCGTAATTTCGTATATAATATACTTGTTATCATTTAACATTGTAAAAATGTTTACAAAGAAAAATATTGGTTTATTTACTCTTATGGCTGTTATCGGTTTCATAGGAGGGCAAGTAGTGTTTGCTGATGCTAATGTCGACAAGCACGTACAGACTTTTAAAGAGTCTTCTATTAAATACATACAAGAAACGTGTGGGTTTAAGAAGCTTCAATTAGAAGAGTCTAAGTTTACAGAGGCTACACCAGAGAATGTTAAGGTGTATAATCTGCTTCAAACAGATGAAGGTTGTTACTACTGGTTTTATGACTCAGTATTAAAAGGCGAATTGGGAAAGTCTCAATAGCGGAATCTAACAAAACTAATCATGATGAATTCAGAGGCGTACAGAGCGCACCTATACAATCGGATACTGAAATACAATCCAAAGTTTCAGCGGCAACTAGCACGGATAATAGCGTTGAGGTATCTCAAGCAGGACAATACTGGGAGTATTTCGAGCCGACCAATCAGCGTAAAGCAGGACTTATTAAGTATTTACAACAAGAAGCGAGTCGCAAAGGGATTGACCATTCGACCCAAAGATACATGCTCGCACAACTTGAATGCGAAAATACTCAGTGGACTCCTGACAGGCAAGAACTTGGAGGAACTAACCATTACGGATTATGGCAAGCTTCAAGCAAATGGTTTCCGCAGGCAGCAGATCCAGCATGGCGACAAGACCCTATTAGGCAGGTTAATGAGTTTATTGACCTGTGGCTCGCACGTGAAGATCTTTACAACGGGGATATTGATAGGATTCTTGAGCACCACTTTGGCCCTGTCAATGCTCGGAATAATACAATAACGTGGTACACGGAGAATATTAAAGAGAATTGTTTAATTAGATTTATATGATCGTAGGAGTAATAGCAAAAGATTGGGAGGATTATGTGCATCATGAAAAGCATTCAACTACAGAAACAACACCTATACTTGACTATGAGGACTTTGTAGACTGGAACGGTGCAGTAGTAATTTCACGAGAAGGCAATCTCAATCCCGATTATAAGAAGATGAAGAAACTATTTGAGCCTGCTGACGATGATGCTAAATTAACAAATCTTGCTAACAGTGTCATGCGTAATAAGGAAGAGCAATATAATAAAGACTATCAATAATATGTACTTAAAATTCAAGCTATTCAAACATCGAATCATTATAGAGCCTCTAGGATTGACTAATAACCAAAGAGCTAGAAGGTTTTATAAGAAGAAACGAGAGAAAGGTTTATGCGCTAGATGTAATAGACAACCAGGCTGGAATAAAAATACTGGCAAACCCTATCTATTATGTTCAGTACATAGGGAGGTAGCCAACAAACAAGCATTAGCAAGATACTATAAAAATAAAACTAATTAAACCCCCACTTTAATCAACGCTCACTTGGGGATGAGCAGTTAACTAAATTGATATGGAATATACAGAATCGTCAGAAATGGCGTCAGAAATGGCGACAAAACAAGCATCAGCAATGGAGTCAACACTTGCTAGGCTAAGCAAGGAACTAGCTAGACTGTCTGCAATTACTGACCGTTTAGAAAATAAAACTACAATTGTTTGTCGCCCCTTGAATCCACAGGTAGAGGGTGTGGAAGGACAAGAAAGACAAGTTTTAGCCAGCTTAGTAATGGAGCTAGAAGACAAGATAAACTTGTTAAGCACCTCTACAGCAAGACTAGAATCTATTTATGACAGACTAGACATCTAACCAAACACCCTGACCCAATAACACTGACATATCAATCACTACCTATCACTAAAATCTAAAAATACTTATATGTGAAAAAATAAAACAATTTAACTAATTAAAAAGATGAAAACATTTAACAACGATCCGAAGCTAAAAGAAGCTTTACTACAAGAAATTAAAAAACACCAAGAAGCTGACATGATTCAACAAGGAACATACGGTGAACAAAATGGAAAATGGAAAGGGTGTGCAGTAGCTTGCTCTCTAAGGTCTTATGCTATAACCCAAGGAGAAGAAATGCAAGAAGAATATAGCGAACATAAACTCTATGAACGCTTTGGGCTACCTGAGTGGTTTGCACGTCTTGAAGATGCTTTGTTTGAAGGCATGACAACAGAAGACTCATTTAGTTTTCCTTATGATGTAATGGAAGCTGTACCTGTAGGAGTGGATATTGAAAAAGTAAAGTGGCAATTCGGCTCTTACTTGATGGATGAAAACATTAAGAACGTTGAGGGGCTAGATCTTGATACGGGCCTGAAAAATCAAGTTATCAAAGCGATTAAACAGGTGCAAGCAGTACACGATAAAGCGATAGAAACAGGCGAATGGGCTGAGTATGCTGCTGAGTATGCTGCTGAGTCTGCTAGGTCTGCTGCTGAGTATGCTGCTAGGTCTGCTGCTGAGTCTGCTGCTGAGTCTGCTGCTGAGTCTGCTGCTGAGTCTGCTAGGTCTGCTGCTTGGTCTGCTACTTGGACTGCTAGGTCTGCTGAGTCTGCTGCTAGGTCTGCTGCTTTTAAAAAACACGCAGACAAGCTTATAGAATTATTAAAAGAATATAACTAATTAAAACAATATGAGAACCCTAGTAAAAACAGATAAAGAAACAATAGAAAGAAAAGATGTAGAAGCTAAGATAAAAGAAATAGCTGAAACAGAACCATTAGACCTAGAAGCTTTAGCTCATCATATAGGATTATTGGATTGGATAGATAATAATTTAACTTAATAAACATGTCAGATAGAAATAAAGATTGCTCTTCTTGCTATGATTGCTCTTATTGCTTTGATTGCTCTGATTGTTCTTCTTGCTCTTCTTGCTCTTCTTGCTCTTCTTGCTTTGATTGCTTTTGTTGCGATTCTTGCTCTTATTGCGATTCTTGCTCTTATTCTGCTAGGTTAAGAATGTCAGAACACATGATGTTCTGTTTTGGTGAAGGTCAGTATAGTAGTAGTGGCATAGGGTATCAAAATAATTATCATGTATTTAATAAACCTGTTGATAAGGAAGTTTACGATGCAATAGATAGGCCTTATATTAAATTAGACTGGACTAAATATAAAAACTTTAAAGCTGCATTTCAAGCTGGATGGGAGGAAGCACCACAAGAAGAACGAGACAAGGTTTTAAACCTACCTAACTTTGATGCTGAACTATTTAAAGAACATTGTGGAGTAGATATATCAGAACAAGACAGCGCTGCTCAAGAGGCTATTAAACTACTTGAAAGTAAAGGATTTAAAATAATTAAAGAACAATCAATTAACCTAGATAGTATGAACAAATATGAACAACTTATAGATAAACTTGCAGATAAGACTTTGAGCTTTGGGCAAAGTATTCATACAGAGCGAGGGGTAGAAAGAGTTATTGGAGGCGAGTACGAGAGTATAATGTTGGCATTTGATGTTTGTGACTGTACGGAGATAACAACGCTAAGCGGTCTTGATCACGATAATGTGGTAGGCCACCCAATCTATATAGGTGATGTACTGGCTAAGATAGAGGAGATAAAGGGTATTGACGTATGGGATGCAGATAAAAACTTGTTAGTGCATTGGGGTGCTTGCGGCTTCTCTAAATCCCTCCAAGAGATATACGAGGGGACGAAGCTAATCGACTGTGGATGCAAAGACGAAAAGCACGATTACCTAGCCGACCCAAACGCAGAAGCCCTATTAGATTACTTAATTAACCTAGATATAGTATGAAGAAAAAGGATTTAGATAAGTGGAAGCGAGCAATGAGAGAAGGGCGTATGTTTATGCCTCGTCAAAAAGTGGAGTTTGGCGTTAAGCTTCAAGACCCTAAACTTGATAGTATGAAATATCTGCTGGAGTCAGCAATCGTGGAATAATAACTCAACCAATAACTTAAATAAGAATATGGAAAAACAAGAAATAATTTTTTACAGAGAAAGTCTGATACAGTCTATTTTAGCTGATGTATTTAGCTACGGTATCTTAGTAGGTTCAGTAGCTTTTAATCACTTATTGATAGGTAGTAAATTTTTAAATGCAGTATTACTAGTGATGTTCATAATGTTTATTACGGCTAGAGTAAGTGCCAAGAAAAAGACTTTTACAAACAAAGAAGACCTACAAAAATATATCGATAACCTTTAACAACTAACCTTAGATAGTATGGATAAAGAAGAAAAACTTATACGGGCAGTACAGCGTAAAATGGAGATTGTAGCACGGGCTGAATACGATTTAGCTAAGGCTAAGTGGGAACAAAAAAAAGCAGAACGGAAGCTAGAAGAACTCCACTATGAAAACCTACTAACTTAAATAACAACTAACCTTAGATAGTATGAAGATACCAAAAGGATTATCGTTCCAAATGACTAAGAATAATAGCGTAACCATTGAAACAGAAAAAGAATACGGCATTGGCGACAAGTTTTGGCTAGATTATAAAATAGTTGAACTTACTGAAAGACCAGAAAGTTATGTTGTAGTAGTTCGTGGGTGGTATGACAATAATGATTTCAAAGAGCCAGAACTACTCACTATGAAATTTATTGCAGAGAAATCTAAGTAACCCCTAACCTAATCTATATGAAGAAAGAAGAACTAAACACTTTAGCAAATGATATATGTAATCATTTTATGCAAGAAGCAGATGCGAAAGTGTCAAAACTAAATTTTAATTTTGTAAAAATAGCATTATGCAGGGCAGCTATGCTAGCAGATAATGGCGACCAGCCAACTACCAACCAATAACTTAAATAAGAATTAACGTAATCTATATGAAGAAAGAAGAATATAAAGAGATATTAAAAAGTAAACTTAAATAACCATTATAATTTAACTTAGATAGTATGAGATACGATGAATGGCAGCAAGCAGTAATGAATGATTTGAAACAACTTAATGAAAGAATACGGGAGCTTGAAGAGCAAGTAGATGAACTAATGAATGCTCGTTATAATGAATATGAGTAATAAAAAACAGCCAAAAGAATATTAATTAAACCTTAGTAAGATGAAACTTATTTTAATAACATGCTGGATAGCTTCAATACACTACCTTGTGTTCAATGATAAATCCCTAGAAAAGGTACATGAGAACTATCCACTAGTAGGTATTATAATTTATGTATTGCCGTTAATTATTGGGGCAATTGTTATTTACAAGTCCTAATCCCCCACTTTAACCAGCTTATACGGGTATAAGCGTTTAATTAAATAATCATGGAACTAGAAATTGGAACAAACTTAGTCGTCGCTATTAAACATCTTGGATGGATGTGGTTTTTAGTAGCATTAGTTGGCGGAACAATAAAGAATATTTTCGTGAACACAAAATAACAAAACACCCTAACCCAATAATACTATGGAAACAAAAGCACAATTTACAAACCCAGAAGACTTGCGAGTGACTCTAAGTATAACCATGAAACTTCACGAGTGGAGACAAGTAAAGAAACAGCTCAGCTCTGCCCACCCTTCATGGGAGCTAAGCTCGCAAATTGGCTCAGTAGTAAGGCAATTTGATAAAACTGTAATCCCGCAACAAGATGAATAACAAACAACCAAAAGTAGGAACACCGAAACAAATGCAAGATGGCACAGAAGCCTATCTGAGCCAATCTAAAAAACACTTTATTAGAAGAGAGCCAGACGAACACGAATGGAACACAATTAAGTACTACACTTTAGAAGGTGAAAGCATCCAGTTGGCTAAAGCTACATGCGGTACATGTGATGATGTTATTGAGAGTCAATGTTGTGGAGATTTTGTAACTTGTAAGTGTGGAGATTCATCAGTTGATACAGATAGATGGTTTCCAGAAAGACACAGATACATAGGTAACAATATTAAACATGACTAATAAACAACCAACAACGATTGAAGAGTATTTAGAGGCGTTGCAATTTATTTTCAAATTAAAAATTAAACTAGATATAGTATGAGCGGCTACCATATAACGATGCCTCCCTTGACCCCAGAAGAAGAAGCTGAACTAGAGCAATGGAGAAAGGAACGAGAAGAAGCATTTGAAGCTATTACAAGTCTACCCAGAGCAGAACGTAGAAGAAGAGAGCGTGAACTTAAAAAGAAATATTATTAACCCCCTAACCTAATCTATATGAAGAAAGAACAAACAAAAATAGAGGGGGGGTAGAGAATAAAGTTGTCTTTCTACCTATTACTAGCAAGCTACAGTTTGGCGATAGAATAGGTAAAGATAGAGATGGCGACCCCTGTATAATTAGATACAAAAACTCTAACCAGTAACTTGAATAATAATATGGTATAATCAATATATAACTTTCAATCATGGAAGACACAGCTCCATACAACGCAGTAACTATAGAGAACCTAGAAACGGCTGCTAATACATTGAGAGAACAAGAACAGCTAGGAGCTGCTAAAGCTATAGAAGATTTAATAGATGAAATTAAACTAAAACTAAATGGCAAAGAAACCAACAATACCTAAGTTAAAAAAGAAGCTATGAAATTCCAGATAGACTTAGCTCCGATGTCAATTAATTCATTCCAAAGAAATGCTAGTGCTAGACGTAGATACACTACTGCTAAAGGAAAGGAATGGAGGGAGCATATACAATGGTTCTTAAAGGGTTTAATAAAGAAAGGGGACATTATACCGTTTGAAAAAGAAACTCGCTTAGAGGGTAAGTATGTGTTTAATTTTAAAGGTAAGAGAAAAAGAGATACGGCTAACTATGAAAAGCCATTAACTGATTGCTTTGAAGGATTCCTATTTGACAATGATGAGCAGATAGATAGATGGGAGTTAGAAAGGAACTACCATTGCGAGTATGACCATGTAATAGTAGAATTCAATGAACGCTAAGAATATGAAAGAGCTGCATAAAATAGTATGCAGTAGAGATAACTACCAATGCCAAGGCTATAGAGATGGTAAACATCACAAGGATTGCAGAATAGATTATAGCGGATCATGGGCTTTCTTACCTGATGGTAGGAATGCTTATACATGCGCTCATCACGAAAAGACGCAAGGCTCTCATCCTGAATCGAGATTTAATCCTGATGTCTGTGTATGTGTTAGCTCGCCATGCCATACCGCTATACATAAAGGATTATGAAAACCACTTAGCCGTTGGGATTGCAACTATGACTCATTGAGTCTCGACTTATGCTTTCCAACAAACTAAGTAGTAGTGTTATCTATCTATCTTAATGTAGGTTTGTGAGCTTAGGGTGTCTTGTAGCTCCTCTAAATCTAGATTTCAATAGTAAGACCTGCCTGTTTGGGAGGGTGTCTTATGTCCTCGCAAAGCCTAAAAATACTCTTTCGAGCATTATGATTATACCATCTTCATAAATAGAATCAAACTAAAGCCAACCCAGTATAAGTTGATAGGCTTGTCATATCTAATACGGCTTGTATTAAAATCAACTCTGTTTCTTTCAAATCTCTTGCCGCTCCACAAGTATAGATAATTCTTTGTTATTATTCCTTGCTTAGTAACTCTCACAAGTTTACTTAGATTCTAAAAACCGTTTAGCTAGAAGTTCATAGAACATTACTGATGAACCCCATACACTACTTAGAGCTAATAAAGCTTCCTCTGGTGCATGATTAACTAGAAAGTAGTATAAACCACCTCCGACTAATGAAAGTACTCCTAAACTCAAATTAGAAGGTACATTGAACTTCTTACCGAATTGTACTGCTGATGATGACACCGCTGCTACTAGAGCGAGTCCTAATGCTGTTTCCATAGAATTAGATTAAATCCCATCTAATGTATTTTAGCATAGGTTCGAGATCTTTTAAACCTTTTGCCCCCTTTGAGCCTGTATCATAATCATGGGTCTTATCTTCTTGTCCTGTAAGGTCAATAAACGTATGACAAAGCTCATGTATGATTGCGTAAACTAACCAGTCTAAATTGTCTGTGTCTTTTAATATAATCAGTTCTTTTTGTTCATGATCTGCTGAATAACCTCCTGCATTCTTTCTTAGCCATTTCTCTTTAGGTATACATATAACAGTAATATCAGTATCAAATACCAAATTGTCCCTTTTCCACTTGGCTGTAGTTCTGTTCCCTGAATTAGCATAAGGAGTCGACCATCCATAGGATTCATATTCTTTACGGTGAAATGCTAAATCTATATTAACCTTATCCTGAAACCATTTCCTTACCTCTAGCAGTTTCTCTAGATCTTTTTGAGGTAGTTCTGGTCGAACGATTAAAACCTTTACTTTCGGCTTCATGCTTTTTTTTTACTGTCTGTATATTTCATGTTAGCCGTTAATAGTTCAAACCACTCTATATCATGTGGTTCATCTACGCTTTTAACTCCTGCCTCCTTAGCTTTATCGTACCAACCTTCTTCTACAAACCAAGGGATTTGTTTTCCTGTGTATTTATCCATATATCTTAATTTAACTTTATAATATAAATCTGGATCAATGAAGTTATCTATATCATTGATATCTAATTTGTTCTTACTGATATCCCAATGAGTGTGAGGATTCGTAGTGTACTCACCACTGTTTCCTGATACTCCGATTCTATCTCCTTCTTTTACAGGGTTATGACTTTCAACAACACTCAAGTGTGCGAACCTGTGAATAATCTTCTCTACTCCAAAATACTCACACATATAAGTACCAGCTTCTTCTAAGTGTAGCCATTGACCGCCTTCCTCGCCATACGGTGCAGCGGTAATAAATCCATCACACGGTGCGTATAACACGTCATAATTAGATACTAAGTCCCTACCTAAATGTTCTGTATTATAGAACGTCCAATCACGAAAACCATAGTATCCTGGTATGTACGCATCGTGTATAAATTTCATAAGCAATGGTTACGTTTCTATTATAACATGTTTATTCAGTAGGTGTCATTAGTTGAACGACTAATTCTTGGCTACTCGATAGCTTTTTGGTGCTCTTTTCGGAGTCTTCTTTTTCTTCCGAACGATAACTTTCTTTTTAGGTTTCTTTCTTACTACTACTTTTTTCTTAGGCATTATTCTTCAAGGATTAAATCATATTGATAAAGGGTGTTACTAATAACATTAACATTATCTTTAATAGTTCGGACTTCAACTAGGATATTGATTAGAACTGCCAGCATTATAGCTGTGGCAAATACGATTATTCCTAGCAAGACTGTGTCGAATAAATTATTCATGGATGATAAATGGTTCAGAAAATAATTCTACTGATATTTCTCTAATAGGGTTTACCTGATAGAGTCCTGTTAATTTTAAAACGTATTCCCCTGATGGGATTGACTGCGGCATTGCGGGAGTCGCTAACAACTGATTATAGCAACCCTTGGTAGACGTAGCCCTTACACTTGGGAAAGGGTATTCAATCTCCCCTATAACTCTTCTGTCTATCTTGATCGGGTAGTCTCCACGCCAGCAATAGTTGGCTTCGTATACTACTGACTCTCCTTTCTTAATCTCCTTGGTTTCGATCGGAATAGGCTCACTGATACTAATTGGGTCGTACGGATATAGAT